GACCGTGGCAAGACTGAGCGCTGCCACTGCAGGCCCGATAATCTTGCCGCCCAGCGCCGACAGGCGCCCCAACCTGCTCGCCTTGGCCGCTGCGCCGGCTGCTTTGCCAGCCTTTCCGCCTGCAGCACCACCAGCACCGGCACCGCCGACGCCAGAGGAGCCAAGCCGGCCGAGAGTGGCATTCAGTCGGCCGACCGCCATGTCGGCGGCGATCGCCGTGCGGCTCGTGTTGGCGTCCAATCGTGCGCGGGCCAGACTCGCCCGGTTGAGCCCCTGACCAAGCATCAGCCCGACGAACTTCAAACCCAGCGCGCCTAGTTTCAGCGCGGCCAGGCCACCAGCTGCGACAGCGAGCGCGCCCGTCACGCCGGGGAATGTCTCAGCGGCCCAAGCCAAACCGTCGACCAGGGCGCCGATCGGCGTCAGTACCGCATTCAGCGCCGGCAGCATGGCCGTGCCGACAACCGTCGACAGGCGAGTCAGTCGCGCGGTGAAAGCGTTCCAGCCGGTGCGCGAGGTGTTGGCCACCCCGGCCGCTTCCTGCATCATCGAGCCGTTTTCGCCGATCGCCGACGTCGCGTATTGGCTCTTATCCTTGCCCATGTCAAAGGCGCGCTGCACCTCGCCGAGGTTCTGCAGCAGCGGTTGAATCGCGCCGATCGACTCTGAGCCGAAAAGCTGCGTCGCGACCGCCGCCTGCTCCTCGACAGGCTCGGCCCTGATCGCCTCGAGCACCTTCATTACCGTGGCCGGGGCGTTGCCCTGCATGTCCTTGGCCAGATCCTCAGGCGTAAACCCGAGCTTTTCCCAAACTTCCTTTTGACCCTTGGTCGCGGCGTCGCCTTTGGTCAGCGCGGCCGTAAAGTTCTTGAAGCCGGTGCCGGCGATTTCTTTCTCGGTGCCGGGGTTCAGGAACGCGGTCGACAGCGCGGCGGTTTCCTCAGGCGTCAGGCCCGAGGCCTTACCAACGGCGCCGTAACGCTTGACCACCGACGCAATATCGGCGGCCTTGGCGTTGAAGTTGTTGCCGAGATAGTTGGTCGAGTCGGCGAGATCGAGCGTCTGCGCCCGATTGAGGCCCATCGACGCCCGCCAGCCGGCCATAGTTTCGCCGGCTGTCTGCGCGTCAATGTCAAATGCCGAGCCCATGATCGCGGCGTCACGGGTGAAGCTCATCACCTCGGCCGTCTTGGCCTTGACGTCGACCTTCCCGTCTTTGTCCTTGTGCTCGTTACCGATGCCCGACTGACCCGCCGCGTACTCGATTTTTGCCAGATCGATGGCGGTCATTCCCGAGGAGGCGATCAGGCGATCGCTTGCCAACTTCAAGTTGGCCGAGGCCATTTCCTCCTTGCCGCCGTCCTCGAAGGTGATCACCTTGCCGACGTCGGCCATGGCGGTTTCCATGTCCATCGCCTGCGAGATCGGCCGGCTGGCCACGTAGGCGAGCGCCGCCGTTTCGACCATCTGCCCACGCAGATCCGCGCGCTGATTCCGATTATCGTCGATACGCCCTTGAGCGCCTTTCACTCCCGCCAGCTTGGCGCGTTGAGACGTCAAGGCAGCGTTAGCGGCCTCGGTGGCCGTCTCGAGACGTTTCTGCTCGCTGGCGAGTTTGCCGGTGTCGACGCCGGCCGCCGCGAGATCCGTCTGCAGACGCTTGAGCTCGTTCCCCTCGGCGCGCTGGGCAGCCTGCAGCGTCTTGACGCCCGCTGTAGCCTTGTCCTGCGCGGTGTCGAGCTTGGCGACCTCGAGCGCGGCCGACTTGAGCTCACGCGCGTAAAGCGCCTCGGCGGCACGCGCCGCTTTCACCTGCGCCGTGGTCGCCTCAGTGGACGCGGCCAAGGCCTTGAGCGATGCCGCTGCGACCTCGTGCTGCTGCGTCAGCTGCGCGACCTTCGCGGCCGCTGCCTGGTGCTCCCTGCTGACTTTCGACTGCTCGACTCGAGCCGCCTGCAGCGCCGTGGTGGTGGCCTCGACTTTCTGCGTCAGCTTCGCGTATCCGTCAACCGACCGTGCGGCCTGGTTGAGCTTTTGGAGCTCGGCCTGCTGCAGCTTTAGCCCTTCCTGCAGCTCGCCGGCCTTCTTTGAGAAGTCGCCGAACGTGCTCGAATAAGAGTCCGTCGCGGCCAGGCGCAGCGAGTACTTAGATTCCGCCATGCCTTACCCCTTGTTCACGCGCAAACGGGTCATCGCCAATTCATAGCGACGCAGCCCCGTCTCGGCGTCCCACTCCAGAATTTCCGCCTCGGTCACGTTGTAAGCGAGGGGCACAATGTCGAGAATTACCTCGACGTCGTTTACTGAAAGTAAGCAGCCGGTTTGTTCAAAAAATCGTTCAAGCGCCCCTGTAGCTGAGTCCAGTCAGGAATGCTCAAACGCTGAATTTCAGGGACCGAAAGGCCGGCGCAACTGGCGCTGCAGAAGTCCGCGCGCTCGTTGTCGGTCTTCATTTTCCGCATTGCTTTGGTGACTTTCATGCCCGGCACCTGCAGTTGCAGGCGGTCGATCGTGCGACCAATACCCTTGATCGGCACGAGCAGCTCGGCGTCGTCGGGGTCTTCTGGCAGGCGCTCGAGGAAATAGGAGGCCGGAAGGCTCACGTATTCGTGAATCATGGTCGAGAGCGTCACGTAGTCGGGGCGCTTGACCTCGCCGAGATCCTCCTCAGACAGCCCGCTTGCCAGGCGCAGCAGCGCCTCGAAATGGTCGTCCTCGTCGGCGCCGGCCTTGGCGATCGCGGCACGGTGCTCGGCCACGGTGAAAGGACGCAGACTGACAGTGGTCAGCGATCGGCCGTCGGCCAGGTCGACCGGGAAACGCAGGGTATGATCAGGGAGTGCCCAGGGCTGCTTTTCTTGCATGATTTACTTTCCTTCAAACAACAAAAAACCGCCCGAAGGCGGTCGTTTGTGGGGGAGTCGATTTAGACCAGGAGTGCCAGGCGGCGAGCGCCTTTCATCATGTCCACGCCGTTGATGGTGACCACCTGCGTGCGGGTGTTGATGTTTGTCATCGGCACGCCATTCTCGAGGCGCTGGTAACTTTTCAGCGCAATTTCCAGAATGGTGACGGGCTTGTCTTTCATCTTGAGGGTTTTCTCCTCGAAGACTTTCAACTTGCCGGCGCAGATGTAGTAGGTAAACCACTCGTTACCGTCCTGGTCTTCGCCCGCTTCCTGCACGGTCAGCATGATGTCGTCGCCGCCGCTGACGCCGAGCGCGGTCATGATCGCCAGGCCGATGCCCTGTAGCGTCAGCTTGGCGCTCAAGGCCTTGAGGCCGGTCGCCATTTCCTCGGCGACAAAGCGGCCGCCGCGCATTTCTTCCATTTCGAAATCGATTTTCGGCGGCTCGAACTCTTCGATTGTCGCCATCAGCGGCAGGCCCTGCAGGGTCGCCGTGATGATCTGTCTTACGCGGTTGGTAAACATTAGAGAACATCCCCCAAGAATTCTTCGATGATGGCGTCGCTTGCGTTGAGCTGGTAAATCATGTGCTCGTTCGGGGCATAGCGGCCGTAGTCAATGCACAGATACCAGGTGCCGTATTTGTACTTCTCGACGCTGTTCAACTCGGGGTGCAAGTACACCTTGCCGCCCGGAATAGTGCCGTCAGCGACGAGGGTCTGCAGCCACTGGTCGACGCGCTCGACCTCCTGATCCATGAACCCTTTGGTCAGGTTCTTGGCCATGACCTTTTGAGCCGCACCGACCAACTTGCGAGAGATCGCGTCCTCGAGCCCCACGTAGCTGATGAATTTGCCGGTGATGGAACGGTTACCCAGCAGCGAGAAGCCGCCGAGGTCAGTGCGGGCGTAGTAGCTGATCCCGTAGCTGTTCAGCAGATCGCCCTCGGTGGACTTGTCGAGAATGTTGTACTCGACAGTCCGCGACACGTCGGCCGCGTAGGTGACCTGGTTGCCGGGGCTTTCCCACTGCTTGACCGATGCAAGCGCGGCGATCGCCAGGCTCGACGGCGGCAAAAACACATTGCCCAGCGCCGCTTTGGAGTAAACGGCCGGCATCTGGTGAACCAGGTAGCAGCGGTCGTAACCCAGCTCGGCGCCGCCGATCGACTCGCTGTTCGTCACCTGACCGGCGACGGTTACGTCTTTGCCGTCCAGCACTACCCGCGCGCGAATGCGCTTGCCCAGCGACGCCAGCTCGCTATGCACTGCTTGATCGGACGAGAAGCCAGGCGCGCCGATGATGGTCGGCATTTCCTGGCAGGTGGTCAGCGCGGACAAGCCCAGGCGCTGGCCAGAAGCTGCGTCGACGCCGCCGACCACGTTGGACATGGTCGCGGCCGGGGTGGTTTCCTCCTCGACCACGACGACATAGATCGGCACCTTTACGACCTTGAGAATCTGTTTCACGGTCTGATACAGGGTGCCCGCCTCGTCGCCCGTCGGGTCCAGCAGTTCGGCTAGGGTAAAGCTGTTAATGCGGAATGGGACGTTGAGCGGAATGCCCAGGCCGACGTTAGGCGCAGTGCCGACGAGGCCGATCACGTTGTCGCCAATACCGCCCATTGCCTCGGGCGATTCGGTGGCGTTGAGCGAGACGCCGTTGTGCTCGAAATTCGTAACCTTTGCCATGCGTTATTCAGCCTTCGCGGTGGTTTTCTTGGCGGCCTTGGTGGCCTCGGTGGCGGCAGCGGCTGCCTCTGCATCGATCTCAGCGCTCAGCTTCAAGCGGCCAGCAGTCACCAGCGCGTGCGCTTGTACGTCCAGCAGGTCGAGCTCGGTGCCTTTCTTCGTCCAGTGCCCGCCCGTGTGCGGGAACGGCACCAGGACGGTGTATTTCTTGCGGTTGGCCATGTGTCTTTGCTCCAGAAACGACAAAGGCCGCACGCGGCAGCCTTCGGGGGGAATACGGGGGTGATCAGCCGAGGAAGTGCGTCACAGCAGCAGCGTCAGCAGCACGACCAGGTGCGGCGCAAAAAGGGCAGCGGCGAGACAGGCGATCAGGGGAAACAGCAAGTCGAGCAGCGAGTCGCGCGACCACGTTCGGAAGTCGAGGCCGGCATACCAACGCAGCGCGATCAGGGACACGCCCAGCGCCTTAGCGACCTCGCGTTCGGCCTGCGTGTACTCGCGACCGAAAAAGAACGCGACGCCGGCAGCGGCGCCGATCCATTGGCCATTGACCACGCCCAGCAGGGCGAAACCCAGCCATACCAGGCCCATGATTAGCAGGCCGAAAATGGCGTGCTCGATGTTGGTTCGATTCAAAGTGCAAATTCCTTAGGCACAAAAAAAGCCGCTAAGCGGCCGGGGGTTTTGTGTGGCGGACAGATCAGGCGGCGTTGCCGACGCCCTCGATACTGGCTCGGATGGCTGCGATCGCCTCGTCAGTCAGCGCGGCAGCGGCCTCGTGACTGGTCGCCTTGAGTACCCGCTGCTTGCCCTTCAAGCGAGCAGCGCGGATCGCGTAGAGCGCGGCCGACCAGGCATCGGCCTCGGCGATGATGGTGTCGGCCGCTGCTTGCGGCGTCAGTTCGGCAGCGTCTGCCCAGGCCTGCACCGACGGAGGCATGTCGCCGACGTAGTCAGCAGCGGCAAAGGCTCGAGCCTCACCCGCTGCACGCTCATACTCCAGAGCGCGCAACGAGCCGCCAATTACAGCGACGCGGGCCGAGTCTGCCGCATCGTCAATTTGCCTCGCGGCGACGATCAGCGCCGCTGCCAGTGGCAACGCCGGAAAGTCAAAGCCTACAAAGGATTGCCCCAGATAGACCACGTTCAGGTTTTTGGTTTGCATGTTTTATACCCTTAAAAGTGAACCCGGCGCCTTACAGGGCTGCGAGGTTGCTCATGACGTTAGAGGTGTCTTTCGGCAGGGTTCCGCTGACAATGCCGCCGATAAACTTGCCGCCAAAGCCGCTTGGGAATGTGGAGCTGATCGCCGTCAGAGAGATAGAGGCCACCGTCGCGCCGATCAGCGAGCCGATAAAATCGGCCGCCATGGTGACAGCGACACTGGACAAGGCCACGCCCAGGAATGGCGGCACGTTGCCGGTGCCGTTGGTACGCACAAACCCAGTGCTTCGGTTAACAGTTGGGACTGGAGCAACGCCGGCGCTGGTCGGCAGCACGAGGTTGCAGTTTCGAATCTCGATATTGCTGGCCTGAGTGACCAGCTGAAAACCGCCCATGACAGTGCTGGGGGTGATCCCATCGGAGCCCAGTACCTGGTAATACTTCGGATACAGGTTCCGAACCACACCATTACCCACCAGCACCAGGTTGGCGGCGTTTTGGGTGGTCACCTCGTTGAAGGTGTAGTCGGAAAGTAGTTGCACCGTTGCAACGCCAAAGGCCGGCGTAGAAGCCAGCGCCTTGCCAATCGTTTTGAACGGCGCAGCTGGCGACGTGCCGGCGTTGGTGTCCAGTCCGCTGACCTGGTCGACGTACCAGGTACGAAGCGTTTCAGGCGCGGCGGCGATGGCTGCTGCAACAGCAGAATCAATGCTTGCCTTTTTGCCGTTGAAAGTGGTGATCAAGCTGTTAGTTGCCGTCACCAGATCGGCAATTTGCGATTCGAGACTCATATCGAATTAGACTCCGAGAGTTTTTTGAGAAAACAGGGTTTGTAGGTTGATAAGCGCCGTGGCATTGGCTGCCACAGCGGTTAGCAGGTTGTCGTGATCGGCATCCTGACGAGACTCGGCCGACTTCATGCGATCCATGAGGCTGGCAATTTGCTGCCCGACGATCAGATCGGTTTTCGCCTGGCTTTCGAGCGTGTCCTGCTGCTTGACGCCCCGCAGCATTTCGGCGATCTGCGTCGCTGCCAGCGCGGCCAGCTCCTCGGAAAGGCTCAGGTTTAGGCCGGCGCCGGTCGAGTTGATCGTTACGCTGTTCGCCGGCAAGGCCGAGAGCGACAGGTCATAAGCGAGCAGCAGCTGCGCGGCGGTCGATTTGTAAGCCAGGGCAGCCGTCGGGTCAGACCAGACCGCGAGCAGGGTGCCGTCGGATAGGTAAAAACCCACCTCCTTGACCCAATACTCGAGCGCGTCGTCAGCGATCGCCGTCAGGTGCAACAGGGTGTCGCTCAGGCGCTGGCCATCCGAAACCGGATACAGCCCCTTTCGGGTCCGCAATGCTGTCTGCGTCTTGACCGGTGTATAGCCGGTGGTGCCGAGGCCGATGTGGGAGATCACAGCGGCGATACCGGTGTTATCCGCGCGCCAGATGGCCGCCAGGCCCGCAGTCGTGATAACCGGCTGTAGTGGCGTGCTCATATATAAATGGCCTCCATAGTGACCCTGACGACGCTGCGCACAGTGGCTGCATTGGCGACGCCGAACGGGCTTTGAGTCTCGATAGGAACGCCGACAGCGTCGGCAGAAAGGTGTTGAACGACCCGAACCTCGCTGGCGTTTGCCAGACCGATTTCGTTCGCGTTGTCATCAGGCTGCACCGCGACAGCGTCGAGCGATCGGCGCTCAAGGCTACGGACCTGCGAGGCGTTGGCGACCTTCCAGCCGCCTGCGAACAAGGCGCCGACCTGCATCGTGTAGCTCGTGCGCTCGTTCTTGGCGGCGTCAACAGCCGCGATCAGCCGAGGAAACAGCGACTGCGAGATAATCACGTCGGCGCCGTTTCGGTTGTCGTTGACCCACGCCACGAGGGTGAAGGTGTACGGCGTGCCGAGCGGGGTCTGCTTGTACCAGGGCGTAATATCCGCCGTCAGTTGCAGGCCCTTTAGCGCGTTCTTGATTGCCCTGGTCGTGCCAGCCTGGCGCTTGGTCGGCCAAGACATGGCCACCATTGAGCGCTTTTCAGCCTCGGGCGCGTCCGCATCCCATTCGGCGACCCCGCGATCGGCAGCCAGGTACGACAAAAAGTCGACCGGCGCCTCGGCGGGATTCATCAGCTCGGGAAATGGCGGCGAGATCCGGTCGAGAAACCGGCCGAACCCCAGGTCGAGAGCCTCCTCGAGCGCCGAGCGGCTGGCCGGCAACAGGGTGTATTGGCGCTCGGCGCTGTAATCACTCATAGCGTCAGCACCTGCAGGTCGATGCCCGTGCAATAAGGGGCCTCGTTGTCAGCGCAAACGACCGGCGCCAGTGGCGCGAGCACCTGCAGGCGAACGGCGCCGGCATTGTGCAGCGTGTAATCGATCCAGCTCGTTTCTACGCGCCCGGCGAGGACGTGACAGGCATCCGCATAGGCCTGCAGCTGAGAAACCGCCTCAGACTTGACCAGGGCCGTATCAGGGCCGGCATTGATGTAAGCGATGGCCTTGATCGTGTACGTCTTGATCGTGGCGCCCTGCACCGTGACGCTGTCCGTTTCCGGCACCACGTCCTCGCGCGCAAAGTGCGCTCGAACGGCCGTCAGCAAATCCGCGCTCGGGGCACCGTTGCCGGCTCGCCCGAGCACCGTCACGGCGACCTGGCCCGAGCCGACCGAAGTGCGGCGGCCGTTGCCGTCCTTGACCTTGGCCGCATTGCCGTCGGGTGCGAACGTGTGAGTTACCACGACCACACCAGCAGACGGCGCCTCGACTTTAAGCGTGGCCCGCTCGCCGAGCGTCAGCACCTCGCGGCGGTAGTGCAGTCGAGAGCCAGCGGCCGGCGCGTGCGGCGCCAGGTAATAGCGCAGCCTGGCCGAGTCGTCACTCTCGTAAACCGGATCGATCGGAGGGTAAGCGCTGGGGTCGCCCTCGGAAATGACCTGGCGCTCGAGGCCCACGTCGGCGAGCCTAGCGTCGAGATTCTTGCCCGTGGCCCACCATGCGAGCATTTGCTTGATTTTTGAATTCCACTTACGTTCCTGCGCCTGCAGTCGAAGCGTGAACGCCTCGAGCGCCATCGTCAGCAGCTCGCCCTCGTTGGCCAGGCTCTCAGCCAGGCGCGCAGCGTTGGTAGGCGATCGGGTGTTGACGTACTCGATTAGAAACGCCTTGAACTCGGCGAGCAGTGTCTCGAAGTCCTCGACGAGGACGATCTCGGGGTCGGCCAGCTGGTTTTGACCAGGTAGAAGCATGCTCAAAACAGCACCTCAAACGTCATTTTTCGGTTTAGCCAAGTGCCCTCGAAGCGCAGCAGCAGCCCCGAGGCTTGCCGAGTAGCGACCACGCTCGAGGGCTTGAAGTCGTCCACGCCGTTGGCGGTGTTGTAGAAGGTCGAAACCGCCTCTGACTGAGCCAATATCAGGTGCTCGTCTGTCATGTTCTGCGCGAGCATTGCCGGCAGCTTCGAGCCGTAGAGCGGGCGTTTTTGACGGGTGCCGAGGGGCGTCGTCATGGCCTTGGTCGCGCGCTGCACGAATTGAGGCCAGTCGTCGACCATTGCCCCGGTATCGCGGTCGATTCCGATCATTGAGGAGGTCCAGAGAACGCGCCCGACTTCGGCTGCGTATCTTTATGCAGGTGGTCTTTGCCGATGTTTGTGCCGTCGTGGTCGACCTTTCCGCCAATATGCGAGAAGCCGGCAGAGGTAACCTTGAACCCAACGGCGTCGAGCATTACGACGACGCCGTCACGATCGGCCTTGACCGATAGCGGGCCGTTGGCCCAGTTGAAACCGTGCGAGTCGTGGTCATAGCTGCTCTCGGCGCCGTCCGGGTAGACCTGGCGCCGAAGCGTGGCCACCGTCGACGGTGCGGGGAATGCGTCCGAGGTAAGGCCGCAGAGGGCGATCGCATGGGCGCCACCATCGCCGCCGCCGTAGTTGATCAGCAGGCATTGCTCGCCCACCGATGGAACGCGCGTTTCGCTGATCTCCCCCGCGCTGGGGTTCATCCATTTAATCGACGGCGTGGTCAGGTCTCCGTGACTTACCGTGCAAGTGCCGGCCGCCGCGTTGACGCTGGCCACCGTGCCAATGCGGTTATGGTTTTCAGCGCGGCGGCGCAGATCCTCGATCTCAGTCTCGAGCACGGCCAGCCGATCAATCAGCGGGCCGAGGTGCTGGCTAATGATGGCGCCGAACATGGGTGATTACTCTATCGGGCGATACTGCTCGGGGTCGTTCATGTCGGTGACTCGCCAGCTTTCAGCTACGAGCGGCATGCCGGTCATTACGGGGTCTTCTGGCAGCTTGTCGGGGCCTGGCGCGAGCGCCTGGCGGAACGTGCAGCCCCAGGCGTCGTACCCGTCGCGGCCTTTCTGGAAAATCGAGGGGCCGCTATGCAGGTCGCTCGGGTACTGGCACTGCCGGCCATGAAAGCCCCAACGGTTTGTGTCGGCCAGGCGCTCGAGCAGCGTCGCCAAGTTGGCAGCCTCGAGCGCCGAGAATTTCCGCCAGCGCGCGACGACCGCGTGCAGGGTTACCGTTACGTCGTGAACATGGCGCCCGTCGGGGTTCTTGGTGGCCGGTGACGTGCGCTCGATCTCGATCAGCACCATCGCGTCGCCGACCTTGTTGTCGAAGTCGTCATAGTTGGCGACGTCGACGCCGAAGCCAGCCGCATGGATCGCGTCGCCGATCGCAAAAAACAGATCGGAGACTTTGTTAAGAGTCCGAAAAGACATGTCTAGCCTCTTGCTCGAATAGCTCTAGAAAGCGGTTTTGAGCGCGCTTTTCCCACTTCTCGAGCGCGTTCATGGCCGGGCCTTCCCAGTCCTCGCGAACGAGCTTGATCGGCAGCCGCTCGCGGCCCTTGCGGACAAACACGAGGCGCTGACTGCTTTTCATAGGGGAGATAAAGGCGTCGTCGTACTGACGGTGCCCGACAGATACGCCGGTCGCGTTCTGCTTCGGCTGGCCAAGGTAGTGAACCGCGATCGGCTCAAGGCCGACCCACAATTTCACCTCTTTGGCGGTGCCTCGGGCGAAAACTTTGTACCGATGGCCAAGCGGACTTTTTGAGATCCGCAGCTCTTGGGAAATTTCCCGAGAGCTATGCGTCCTCAGCCATTGCGCCGTTTTCCGCAGCGCTCGAGCGGCCGCCAAGTCGAGCTTTTTGCCCGCATCGGCGAGGCTTGCGTCGAATTGCGCGAAACCGCTCGTTTTCAGTTCTACATGGAAGCCCGCCATGTTCCGCGCTCCGCTGGGGTCGCCTCTCGATCGCCATACGGCACGAGCGTTAGGAGCGTGCGCAGCCGGCCGAGCGGCTCAGCCGCGACGATCGAATACTCGACGCCCTTGGAAACGACTTTGGCCGCCTTCCAGTTGGCTGGCAGCTCGCGATTGGCGATCTGGAAATGATCCTGCAGGGGCTTTCCGCGCACGTTGGCCGCTCCAGGGTCGATACCGCCTCGATACAGGCCGCCCGAGGCGGCCGGCGCGCCGAACATACCGTCGACGTCCCGCGCTTCCTGGCCCTGCTCGAGCAGCTGCACAGTCGTGCCGAACTCGTCAGGGTCATAGAACGTCGCAAAGTCGTCGTCGCCGATCACTTCGCGCCGGTCTTTTTGGTGGTCTTGCCGGCGTCGGTGTCGTCGGCGTCGGAGTCAGCGGCGGCCGCTGCACCTGCG